GTCATGGAGCCGTGGCTCGGGGCGGCAGCCCTGCATCATGCGGAGCTGCACGACACGGCCGGCGAGGACGCAGCCGTGGCCGCGGTGGAGGAGCCGCCTGAGGGCGGCGTCCCGGCCGCGCTCCTTGCCGCAGGCGCCGTCTGGGCCGCAGCTGCTCTGGTTCGCAGCGAGACGGCAGCCACTGAGGCGCTGTCCTTCGGTGGCCACGACGCGGCGAGGGCGTCCGGTGTCGGGTTCAAGGTGTGGCAGACCACCAGCGCCGACCCGCGGGCCCAGCACGCCGCCCTGAACGGCGAGAGGGTCCCGATCGACGGCACCTTCTCCAACGGACTGCGATGGCCCGGCGACGGCACGGGCGACGCCGATCAGACGGCGAACTGCCGTTGCCTGCTCACGTACTCACTATCGGAGTGACCATGCGGATCAAGAGCTGCCCGGTGCGGATCAAGGCCGCGGGCACCCACGAAGGAACCGACGAGGGTGTTTTCGAGGCCATCGTCGCCGCCTACAACGTCGACTCGGTCGGCGACAAGATCACGCCCGGCGCGTTCGCTGAGACGCTCGCCGAGTGGAAGGGCCGGGGGGACCCGATCCCCGTCCTGTGGTCCCACATGTCCCACGACCCCGAGTACCACATCGGGGAGGTGCTGGAGGCCGAGGAACGGCCCGAGGGCCTGTGGGTCAAGGCCCGCATCGACCTGGACGAGGGCACCAAGGCCGCCCGGGTCTACAAGCTGCTCAAGGGCCGTCGCGTCACTCAGTTCTCCTTCGCCTACGACGTGGAGGAGGGGTCTTGGGTCGAGCAGAAGGACGGGCCCGGCTTCTATGAGCTGCGCAAGCTGAAGCTCTACGAGGTCGGCCCGACGCTCATCGGCGCGAACCAGGCCACCGAGCTGATCGACGTGAAGTCCGCCTCCGGCAACTCGCTGCGCATCAACATCGAGTCGGGGTCGGACGCCTACACCGAGACCGTTCGCAAGGCCGTCGAGACTGCCATGGACGAGCACATCACCCACGTGCGCGAAGCCGTTGACGCGGCGATCGACGCGAAGGCAGGCAGGACGCTGTCGGCCAAGAACGAGGAGCGGGTCGCTCAGATCGCGCGCCTCGCCAAGGAGTTGCTGGACTCCCTGAATGGTTCCAGCACCGAAGACGCAGAGAAGGCCACGCCGAACCCGCCTGAGACCGCCTCGCCGCAGGAACCTGCCGCCAAGGCCCACTCTCAGGCCACGCCCGCGCCCGCCTCATCCCGTCTGCGCACCGACCTCGAGGTGCTGTTCCTCGAGGCATCCACGCTCACGGACTGAGGAGAGCACGCACATGCCCAAGATCGAGGAGCTCACCAATGAGCTCACCCACCACCTGAAGGCCCTGCAGGAGATCTCGGCCAAGACCGAGGCTGAGGACCGTGACTTCTCCGACGACGAGCGCGCCGCAGTCGTCGAGCACATGGAGAAGGCCAAGGCCGCGAAGGAGTCTCTGGCGAAGGCCAAGGCCGACGGCGACATGCTGAAGGCCATCTCCGAGCTCGGCGACGGCATCGGCCTGACCGAGGCGAAGTCCGAGCGCCGCACCCCGGCCGGCCTGATCGTGCCCGAGCGCAAGTCGATCGGCGAGCACTACGTCGAGTCGGCGGAGTACAAGTCGCTGCTGGCGATGGCTCCGAACGGAGGCTTCGGCGCCAAGCAGCGCGTCCAGTCCCTCCCGACCGGCTTCAAGAGCCTCGTGACGGGCGCGTCCGACACGTCGGCCGGCGCGTTCGTCCAGAACGACTACATCGGCCTGCAGGTGGCCGCGGACGCTTTCCAGCGGCCGCTGACGCTGCGCGATGTCGTCACCAACGGCACCACCACGTCCGACACGGTCGAGTACGTGCGGATGACCAGCTACACCAACAACGCGGCCCCGGTCGCGGAGGCCACTTCCTCGGCGGCCCCGACCGCTCCGGGCGGCGCGGGAGCGCTCGTCAACAACGCCGGCGGCGGCTACAAGCCGGAGTCGGCCCTGGCCGCGGCCAAGGTCACCACGCCGGTCCGCACGATCGCCCACTGGATCCCGGTCACCAAGCGGGCTCTGTCGGACGCCGCGCAGATCCGCACCCTCATCGACGCCTTCCTCCGCTACGGCCTGGAGGAGGAGCTCGAGGACCAGATGATCTCCGGCGACGGCACCGGGGAGAACTTCGAGGGCCTCGGCAACGTGTCCGGCGTCCAGGCCCAGGCCTGGGACACCAACATTCTCACCACCCTGCGCAAGGCGAAGACGAAGGTCCGTACCGTCGGCCGCAGCATGGCGAACGCCTACCTGCTCAACCCTGCCGACCTGGAGACGGTCGACCTGCTCCAGGACAACGAGGGTCGCTTCTACTTCGGCGGCCCGAGCGGCGTCGGCTCTGCGTCGGTCCTGTGGGGCCTGCCGGTCATCGAGACCGAGGCCGTCCCGGCTGGCACCGGCTACGTCGGCGACTTCCGCAAGGCGATCCTGTGGGACCGCGAGCAGGCGTCGATCACCGTGACCGACTCCCACGCCGACTTCTTCGTCCGCAACCTTGTCGCGATCCTCGCCGAGATGCGCGCGGCCTTCGGTGTCATCCAGCCGAACGCCTTCGTCGAGGTCGACCTCACCGCCTGATTAGGAGGCTGAACATGGCATACCTGGACCCTTCCGCAGGGAAGGCCCGCGAGGGTAAGCAGGCGGCCTCTGTGACCGCGCTGACCAACGCCAACGGCACCGCCGACAACACCGTCGCGGACGTCGGCGCCTCCTTCAACCAGGGGACGCTGAACAACAACTTCCGCGACCTGTCCGACAAGGTCAACGCCATCATCGCGGCGCTGAAGGCCGCCGGGCTGATGGCGTGAGCCTCGTCAGCTCCCGCGTGATCCGAGGGCGGTGCCCGTGCGGCGCCGAGCATGCCGCGTGCGGTCCGCCCTCGACCAGCCAGCCGGTACTCGACCAACTGGAGGTGGCCGCCGTGGGCGGACCCCTGAAGCGCTACACCGTCGTGTCCCCGAGCGGGGTCGAGACGGTGATGAAGCTGAACGAGGCGGACGCCAAGAGGTACGGCGTCCTCGAGAGCAAGGGCACCTCGGAGCCCGAGGCGGAGCCGGCCGCCGAGCCGGCGCCTGCGAAGAAGCGCGCGACCAGCAACAAGGCCCGGACCGCGGCCGACAAGGATGGCGGTGCGGGCGGTGGCGACGACTGATTTCCTGGCCGAGCCGGAAGACCTTGCCGTCTGGCTCGGCGTTCCTGCCTCCGACCCGAAGCTGCTGCAGGCGCTGGGCGCCGCGTCGAACCGTTTCCGCGGGCAGGTGCGGCACCCGGTCAGCTTCGTCGGGGGCGACGTCATCACTCTCGACGGCGACGGCACGAACACGCTGCTGCTGCCCGTGGAACCGGTGACGGCCCTGGAGAAGCTCGTCCTGAGCGGCACAGAGCTCGTCGACGGCACCGACTTTGAGTGGTCCCAGGACGGGTTCGTGCGGCGCCTGAACGGCCTGTGGCCGTGCCGCCTGCGCTGCGTCCAGATCACCTACAGCCACGGCTACGCGCTCATCCCGGACGACATCTCGGAAGTCGTCATCGACCAGGCCCGTGTGCTGTTCGTGGTGCGGCCTGGCGTGCAGACCGCACAGGTCGGCGGCCAGTCGATCGGGTTCGGCGCCCAGGCCGCAGTGGGCGTCACGGCGCAGTGGTCCGAAGTGGTCGCCAAGTACCGCCTGAACCGGGGTGACCGCACATGATGATGTTTCTGCAGAGCATCGTCCGGGTGCGTGCCCCCGTCGTCACCGACCGGTACAACAACCGCAAGCGGGACTGGGACGACGCCACCAGGCTCACCGTCGAGGGCGTCAACGTCCAGCCCGCCGGCACCCCGCCCAGGTCCGACGAGTCCACGATCGACCGGCAGACGACGGTCACCTCCTGGACGCTGCAGACCCGCGAAGGGGTCGACCTGGACCTGCTGGAGACCGACCGGGTCGAGTTCGACGGCATGACCCTGGAGGTCGACGGGCGGGTAGGCCGCTGGCCTGACCCGTTCAC